TACTGCTATCAGCATCCCATTCAATATCTCCCAAGTATTGCGTTGCTGAATCATAACTTGGTGTTACTACGTCATAAAAACCTGCTGCCTCCCATTCAGTAGAAGATAGTAAGTCAAACCCACCAATTACATTACCCCACGCTTTAGGAATGGTATTATATCTTTTTATTGCTCCGTTTATTTGTATTGCTTTCATATCTTATTATTATGCTGTTGCAGTTGATGTTGTTGTTCCTATTGCATAATGAAACACAGGTGTAGAAGCCGAATCATCTAAACAAATTACTTGTATGTGATTATCTGCTGTACCATCATATTCTTGTGTACCTATTCTTTTAAATACTTCTGTTCCTGATGCAGTAGAATTTAATGTTACAGTTTGACTACCTGTCAATCCATAAATATCTATTACTTGATTTGCTTTATACTGATCAAACTTTAATTCTATTGCACCTGTTAAGGAATTAGAAAAATGAAAAATTGCACCCGCAGACCAATTTAATGTAACTGCACTACCGCCCGTGCCTGATGTGTCTGTCTTAGTTACTTCTACTGTATATCTATCTTCTAGCTTATCGTGAGTAACAGCATTGTTTGCTATCTTACCTGTTGCAATACCCAAATCCTTAACCTGTACTGTATCTGTTGCAACTTCAATAGTAGAGTCATCTACATTTACGTCAAAGGTTACTGTATCAGCAGAGGCTTGGTCAGTAGTAAAACTACCACCGCCAGTTAAACCACTACCTGCGGTTAATGTAATTGTAGCATCATTAGCTGTAGTATCATCTAACAAACTGCTTACATCAATATCGATTGTTGTAGCATCATTTCTTGTTAATGTTAAAGTACTTCCTGCGACTGAACCACTTGTAATTCTAGCTAAATTTGTGTCATCTAACAGACTAGATAAATCTAAAGTAAATGTAGTGGCATCATCCCTAGTAAAAGTTACTATCCCTGAACCGTTTATTGTACCACTTGCGATTGCTCTAGCATCCTCATCAAGATAAGAAGATAAATCAACTGTATCTGTTGTTCCATCTGGTTTTGTTAACGTAAGGATATTTGCCGCTAAAGTCAAATCTGGTTTAGCATATACCTCATCAAAGTTGTCGTTTATCCACTCGAACGCTGTTGCTAAAGGAGTCCCTTGACCTGAATTAGCTGCGACATCTGGAGTAGTTACTACTGTTTTTTGTGCCATTTTATTTTATTTATAATTGCGTTTTATCTGCCTTAAATACTGCGTTATCTGCTGTTAAATTACCTCCGAAATAGCTAATCAAATCTGCCGTAAACGGTGTTACTGGAACTATCCCCCAACAAGTTGGAGCAGAAAAGTCAGGAATAAAATATGTTGTGTATTGCTCATCGACACCAAAAGCATCGTTAGCTTCCATATCACAGTATATCTTTCCCCAATCTATTGAATTTGCCATCTCTCTTTTTTAAGTAATTACTTAATTTAATAATGTTCTCTTTCTTAGGTTTGTATTGTTTCTTCTGTCTTATAGTACCCATCCTTGAAATAAAGCGTCTTTATCTGGGTAGATGTCCTCATTATTATTACTAAAGTATTCAGGGAATTTGCTACTTGCATTAAAGCTCATATACTCAATGAATCTATTGGCATAATATTCGGCATAATCTCTCTCTTTAGCTATAAGGCTATCTATCTCCTCTTTTAATGGTTGTGTTGAGTTCTCAGACGAATGTTTATATACTCCTCCATTTGCTATTGTATAGGCAGCAAACGGTAAATATTCTGCCATCGCAAAATGAATCAACATCGGTTGTATATAATCGTTGACTAAATCTAAATAGTCCCCAGTTAAACTACTAGCAATAATATCACTACTTATCTTATCATATAGGTCTGTGCCAAGATAGTTTTGAACGTGAATCTCTTGAGCAAGTTTTATGAACTGAATAAACTTGTCAGTATCTACGTTACCGCTTAATGCAGTATTCTTAACTAAATCAGCTCTCTTTATAAATAGTGCAGTTGCCATTATTCTAATTCTTCAATTTGTTTATCAATCTGTTCTTGTTGAGTCTCTCCTTCTGGTTGTCCACTCTTTACTCCAGTTTCTTTTTCTACTTCAGAATCTGTAAGAGCATTTGTCAAGTCAGTAAACTCTAATGGTTGTAAAGTCTTAAAGTATATATCTAGTTCTATATTATTATACTCTAGTATTCTTTCTAACTCATCTAATATAGTAACCTGCATTGGTCTGATAACGGTATTATCCATCAATAAAGAAGCAGTCTGGAGTTCTTCGGCATTATTACCAAGCCCAGTATTATCCTTGATACCAACTAACATTGGCGATACAATACGATGGGACACCATTACTTTTTTCATACTCTCATCAGATAAAAACTGATATTGTTGATGAGCATCGTTAATCATTACTGGGTCAACAGTTGCAGCTAGTTCTTTACTATCGTTAAATGCCAAGATAAATTTACCTGCGTTAGACGTACCACTAAACTTCTCGTAGATTGCTCTTTCTATAGAATCTCTTTGTTCTTTATCAGGAGTTCCGTTATTGAAGTTAATCAACATACTTGGTTGTAAACCATTCTGTATATTGCTAATATGGTAATTTGCAATCTCTTCTTCTAATTCAGCATACTGTAATCCCCCTTGATAGTCAACTGGGCTATAGTAATAGAATCCTGCTCTATAAGGTCTAATATATAGAATCTCAATACTGTCTTTGCTAGTGCCGAAAGCAGCAATACGCTTTGGTTTATCATTAGGCTTTACTTTAGACCAATCACTAGAATAGTAATATGCTTTTATATCTCCATCTACAGCCTTCTCCGCTCTCAATGTTTCAATAGGCATATGGGCTACTTGAGCTATCTTACTTCTGTCTTTACTATAGATTATCTGGAGGGCAGCTTGTCCCATCATTTTGTAATCGTAGCAAACTTTCTTCATACAATCCTTCTTAAAGAGTTCCCTCATTTCTTGGTACTCTTTAGGTTTTGCCTCAGAATCAGTAGCATCTAATCCTCTTCCGTATATCATCTCAGATATGCCGTTAATAGAAGCGTTATTTGTTGGAGACCCATTGTATCTATCTATAAGATATTGAAAGTACATATTATCTTCTCCGTATTCTACCCAATCATATCTTTTAGACTCAGTAATCTCAGGAGCAGTATAAGAGGCAAGGTTTACAACGTGAATTGCATCCTTAACCTTATTTAGCTGCTTATTATAATTTTTTCTTGACATTATACAAATATATATTCATTATCGAAGCTCTCTTCTTCTGTGTATTCATCTTTATTTATAAAGTACTTATCTAAAGATTCTTGGTCGCTACAATAGATTAAGCCTCTGTATATCTCCTCATCATCTTCTGCTGATACTTGTACCCTATAGGTATATAGGTTATCTTCAACTAAACTAAATGTCCCATTTAACACCATATAATCTCCCTCATCTGATTTAGATGGAGTAATCGTAGTTGTAGTTCTAGTTGCCTTATCCGTAAGTTTTATAACTGGGGAAGCGGCATCCTTTCTTGGAATTATCTTTAATTCTTGAGTTCCTGATGTAGGGAGTATATCCATATACAAAATAACCTTACCCTATTGAATTGTTTTCACTAAGGTACAAAAAAAGGGGGTAAAATACCCCCCTTATTGAATTTACAAGTATAGTCTAATTATACAGTTCTTTGTGTAGAAGCAGTATCAGTAGCACTAGTCATTCCAGCAAATGGGTCTGCCGAAGTAGCACCACTCACAAAGTTAGGCATAGTTATCTCGTTAGCAGTTAGAGTAAGAGTATAACCTTGTAGGTCTCCCATTGCAGTTCCTGTTACTGCTGTACCTCCTGTTACCTCTGCTCCGTGTTCTCTACCGACTAATAATAACTTACCATCAAAAGTCTCTACAAAAACGTGAGGTCTACCAAATGCCATCAATTTAAGCTCTTTGTTATCCTCTTTAGTTAGTTTATGGAGAGTTAAGTTTACAACTTGCTCAAAGAATGTTGTACCATTCTCAAGAGAAGTCTGAATATTTGTTTCTAAGGAAGAATTACCTTTAACATCGTAAGAGTGGTAATCAAAAGTTCCATCCATATCTGTTACTTCGTCATCAACTACAGTAACATTTCCTAGCTGACCAAAGTCAACAAAATGAATCTTTCTAATACCACCTACAGCATCTTTACAAGGTTTTAATCTTCCACCAGTTAGTTCACAGCTCATAGTATTATTGTTTTATTAAAAAAGGGTAGGCAGATTAGTTACCACCTACCCCTTCTTATTGATTAATTATTATTTATTAGTCGTTAGCAGAGTTAGTGATACCGTAAGTTACGATGTCATCAACAATACCATACTGTACACCAGCAGTAAATCTCATCACGACTCTTACGTTTTGAGACCCATCGATGTCAGCCATATCAATAACTTTTACTTCGTTGTGGTCAGCTAATAGACCAGTACCAAAATATAAGTTAGATTTTTCAGCAGCCATCGCTACGTTATTTGCAAGACCATTAGCTACAAATAGTTTTACACCATCAAAAGATAGTCCTCCACCTTGCCACCATTGAGTACCTTTATTATCGATACCAGCATTTGAAGTAGCAGCAACAGAGAATCCACCTAAAGCTCTTACATAGGCTCTAGCGATATTTTGAGAAACATAGATGCTTAAATCTTCACTTCCGTATAAAGCAGAAGGAATAGCATCTACAATTTTACCCAATTCAGTAATTACGTTAGAAGCAGTTACTGTAGTACCTGCAACCTCATTTGCTTGTGGCAAGTTAGCATCAGCAGCAACTAAAGTAGTAAGTCCATCAAATTGTCCTGAAGTTGCAGTTGAACCTTCCCAAATAGACTGCTCAGTTCTTTGTGCTACTTTAGCAGCAACGTGAGAAATCAAGAAGTCAGAAAAATTAGCAGGTAAAGTATCGTGGGCAGAGAATCCCATAGAGATAGCTTCCCAGTCATTTTGAAAGTCAGACTTACAAAGTTGTAAGTTCACTTGTTGAAATTCAGGAGTCAAAGTTCTCTCATCAAGAGTGATAGTACTTGTTGCAGTAAAATCACAAGACGCATCTTTTACGATGTCATCAGTAGAGATAGTTTTGATTACTTCCTGAAACTTAATGTTTGGCTTAACAGTAATTCCACCGTTTTCCAAAGTAGAAGCACTTAATAGAGCAGCAGAAATATACTGTCCTGCAAACTCTCCATTATATGCTACACTAGCGTTTTGAGTTGTTGTTGTTGGCATTTTATTTAGATTTAGTCGTTATTTTTTAATGTTAGATATTCTTTGAAATACTTTATCTGCCGTAGTCATTGGTCTATTTTGGGCGTATAAATTCAAATTCGGTTTAGCCTCTTCTTCAGGGCTGTGCTTGATTGGTTCAGCGGCAGGTTCTTTAGAAAGTTCTTTTACTTGCTCAGATAGAGCTTCTTTCTCTTTCTTCATATAACCCATTTCCTCATCAATCATCTTCTTAATGGCTTCGATTTCAGCTTTCATAGCCCCCATATCCGCCATATACTTTTCCTCAGAAACATAGCCATCTTTTAGCTCAGTTTCTTCTTCTACTACTTCTTCCTCGCTAGAAGCCTCTACTTCTTCAGTAGCAACTTCTTCAGATAGTTCTGTAGTCTCCTCTTTAACTTCTTCAGCAGTCTCGCTAACAGCTTCGACTAATTCCTCTTGAACTTCTTCGTTTGAAGAAAGCTCTTGAGCCAATTCATCTTCTTTTGTTAACACAGACAACTTCTCGAGAATTTCATTTAAAATAGTTGTTGCCTTCATAATAATTATTAAGATTTATATAAAATAATTGTTTACTAACTGGGTGTTAGATTTTTATTCTGGAGTTCCTGTTATATTGCCAATCCCTTGAGCCTGAAAACTACCATCACAGCATTTACTAGAATAAGTTCTACCATCTTTACAGAGGCATCCTCTTTTCCCATTCTTAGGGCTTGGTGCTTTTTTGTTGTATTCTCTTCTCATAATCCTGCGTTTTGAGTGCGTTGTACAAAAAATATAATATCCCATATTTTAGCAGACCCACCATCTGACTGAATCTTTGGAGTAAGTCCGTTTGCTAAAGCATTAGCATCTAAATAGTATTGGAACATTATATGTTGATTTTGAGTTTCGTCATTACCTTTGTAGAATCCTAATGCCATATTGATTCTATCGTAATCATCAGCACCTGTTAAACTAAAGTCTATATGGGTTTGGTTAGCATTAGCTGCTGATTTCTTGAATACAACAGTTACAGAATATACATCGTTCTCATTTTCTCCTATAAACTTATTTGTAGATGAATTATAGAAGTCAATACTTGAATGGCTTCTTACAATACTACCACCATTATTAGGTAACGTAACCTCAACACCATCCGATAGTAATAGTTTAGTTTCATCACTCGTTCCAGTATAAAACGTATCATCATACCTTGCCCAACCTAAGTTTATTGTAGCCCCATAGTTTTGAGGATATACAACTACATTCTCACCATTATGCCCCATATACAAGGCACTATCTGTACGCAACATCGCACCATTTTCTATATTAACATTGTCAACTACAGTTTGGTTTACATCTTCTACGTGGACTCTATAAGCTGTATTTTTACTCATCTATTTCTCCCAAAGATTTTAGTTTACTTTTGCTCCATCTAAGGGCTGCTTTGCCTCCCCAAGCATCATACATTAATTTTCCACACCCATCTGAGTAGCTTGTAGATGTCTCTAAGTCTTTAGCGTGTCGAGATAAGAAACTATACATCCTCTTAATTGTTGATACTGTTAAATTAGATTTTGATGCCAACTGCGAGGCTCTTCGTTTCCCAACGGCAGTTCCGCAAGAACCCCAACCATTTTTATCAGCCCATTCTAAGGCTTTCTTAGCGTTGTTTACGACTCCTTCAGGATAATCACTATAGGTTTCTAAATTCAGCTTCTTAGAAGCGATATAATCAGCCATCTCGACTAGAATATCTTCTGCTTCTTCTTCGCTAATTTGCTCAACTTCCGCCATATTAACTTTATCAGTAAAGTATCCTTCTATAGAGAATCCTTTTACCTTTCCAGTCTTAACGTAGTTGTTCCAAACCTCATCGTTGTTTACCTTCATCGAAACCATCCAAGTACCGATAGGTAATTCCATTCCGTACTTTCTACTCTTATCGTGGGTTTCATCTTCAATAATCCAACTTTCTACAACAGACAGCCCATATAATTTAGCCTCGTGTTCTAAAGTGGATTCGTTTTGATTACCCCTCATTAAGAATAGTTCAGATGCTTTTCTTACCGTATCTTCTGAGAAGTAGATATAATATTCATCTTCGCCATCGGCTCTGTATATATTCTTGTTAGGAACTAATGCAGCTCCCATAAGGATTCTTTTCTCTTTATCAACCTCAGCTAGTTCAACCTTAGTTTGTTCGCTAAGTGCTATAAAGTGTTCTTGAATTGCAGGTCTGTCAACTATACTAATAGCTTCAATGCCTGATAGCAATTCTTCTTCGTCAATAAGTAGTTCTATTATTCTCATACTATTAAATTAACTATTAAAAGACTTATTTGTTCTTAAAGTCCATTATTGTCAAAAATCATATCGTAGGTATCTGTGGCATCCTGAATATCTTTCAATACTACAAATGACCTAAGCGGTTTAGTTTGCTGTGCTGATACTGATTGTGCTAATTGTGATTCAGGCGATGCACCAACTACATTAAAGTCTGGAGCTTCTACATTCGCTCCTCCTTTTTTACCTCCTGCTAATGATTTTGAATCAAATTGAGTTGATGATATTGCTGCTATCTGAGCTATACCATTTGCCAAAGTTAATGCCTGTGCTATTTGAGCCCTAATGGGTGAAGTTGGGTCTCCTATAACCAACTGAGACCCATAAGAAAGAAATCCAGCTTGATAAGTGTCCATTATAACTCTACTTATTTTTAATGCTTTTTCTATTTGCCAAGCCTTCTTTTGTGCTGCCTCTATGGCTTCAGCAGACTCTCCTGCATTTCTTATCTCTCTATTTTTTATAGCATCAGATATAAATCCTATTGTAGATGCACCCTGACTGTATATTTCTTTTATTTGGTCAAATCTTTGTCTTTGATATTTTACATTTTCATCCACTAAATTTTTTTGTAACTGTGCTAACCTAATCTCTGCATTTGCTCTCTCAACAGTTCCTTCTTCAAATATATCAACTAATTTAGCTTGTAGTTTTGTTTCAGATTCAAGTTGTCTTAATCTCTCCTTTATAGTATTTTCGGTAAATATTTTAGGTAACATCAACTGAGAGTCTGCTGCTTCAGCTTGTGCTAACTTTTGTTTATTTATTAGTATTAAAACTTCTTTAGCTCTCTTCAATCTCAAAGCACTTCTTTTTGCCTCAGCTCTTTTTTCTATAGCAACAATAACATCTGATAGTTCTTGTTCGGCTAATTTTACAGATTCTCTATATTCTTCTTCTGCTTTTCTTTTTTCATCTAAAGTAGCTTTACTTTCCTTGAATTCATTTAACCTCTGGAGCTGTCTTTCTTTAAAATCTTCAACTCTAATTCTATACATAGCCATTAAATCGGTTGATTCTTTGGTTATCTTAGTTTCTTCTTGTTGTATGAATTGGTCTAAGGATTGTTGTCTTAGCCTTTCTATATCTCTATCTAAATTTAAGAATTGCTGTCTAAATGTTCTTGTAGATTCCCTTACTGATTTTTTTCTCTTCTTATCTGTTAAATCAATTAGTCCAAAAAGAATATCTAACTTCTTTCTTTCAGTTGCAATCTCAGCATCAGCTTCATCGTTTATAGATTTTATATTTGCTTTAACTATAGATTCATTTAATGCTGCTTCGGCTCTAGCATTTTTCATATTAGATTTAAGAGCAGTATTACCTATAAATCTAGCTTCATTGGTTTTTAATTTAGCATCAGCTAAATCTAATTCTCTATTAAATTCAATCTCTGCTATTTTACCATATATCTCTTGAGACTTAGATATTGCAGCTTGAGATATTGCTTGAGCCTCTAAAACTTCTATATACTCTAACCTAGCCTGTTTAGCCTCTTCAGTTCTTTCTTTATCTAAAAGGATTTGTGCATTAAATTCTGGATATTCTTCTTTTAGCTTTTTAAGTGCAATATTTTGCTGTTCTGTAGTTTCTGTTGAATCTAAAAGAGTTCTAGTGTATATTTCAAAATTACCAACTAAACTTTGTGCATTTTCTCCTACAGATTTAGTTATATCTCTTAATATATTTGCAGCAGCAGATAACTCTTCAAACTTTTTAATTATTTTAGGCATAAAGGACAGTAGAAGTTGAAAGCCTACTATAAGACCACCTACACCAAGTAATGATTTTCCTAATTGTTTAAAAGCACCTAAAACACCACCTTCACCTCCTGTATTGGAAAACTCCTGAAATAATTCAGTTAATCTACCAATGTTGTTAGCCACACCTTGAATACCATAAGAAGCATCTGAAGCAACACGACCTGTTTCAATAAGTATCGCATTATTTAGACCAGACTGGGCTCTATTTTTGTTATTAGCTCTTGCTAATCTTTCCGTAGAATTAGCTAATCCATCTACTGCTTTTTTAGTTACATTAACCGCTTTGGCAGCATTTCTTTCCGTTACTTTTATTTCAATCGCAATAACTTTCTTATCTGCCATAATATATTCTCTTTATTTGTTGTTTAGCTTCACTAAAATTAGAAACAGCTCTATATTTGCCTTTGGCAATATCTATATTCTCAGATACCCCATACCAATCACTAGCATTAAGTAATTCTAATATTTGTTTTATCATTCTACTATTTCATCTTCAAAGATGTTTAGCAATTCTAATTCAGATTTGCCTGTCATCAAATTAGTCGTTATTGAATTAATCCGAAATATCTTATCTTGTATCTTAATTTGGTCGTTTAATTTATAGTTTACAAGGATATTTGGCGGTAAGTATGCTGTAACTTTAAACGTTCTTTTAGCAACATTAAACACACTTTCAACATAGCTTTTATAAAACACATTATATAAAGAATTACTTCTATCTCCATAATCTGTTGTTTGCCACTCGTCAAATTCATTGTCAAAATTCAATGAGTATGTTGGAGCTGTTAAAGGAGTTCCCTCATCACTACTATTTGATGGTCTCCAATAACTAGTTAAACCAGTTGGAGGTGATGTTGAAATCCAATTTATTTTACCACTTCTATATCCATTAGCCAGACTAGCCTCTGGTAAATCAGTAACATTTATGCCATAAAATAATAATGGTTTTATACTAATTGTGTCATAATCTCCAGTAGGAACTTCAGGCTCTACAGCATCTTCATTTTTAGCTGTAAAATCACCTCCAGCACAATAGCCCCATTGTATAAGCGTTTCTCTAGTGGGAGCAGTTGAACTAGTGTTTAAGTCTATTAGTCTTTCGTACTTTAAATGAGAGAATGGAACTTCAATCTCATATTTCTTACCCCTATCTATTTGATTTGGAAAGGCTCTCCTAACATTAAATTCAGCATCTCCAAAAACCTCATTAAATTGCTCGTAGTGATTTTCCATCAATACGGTATTTGTTTCTTGATACTTAAACTCAATATCAGTAAATGGAAGTGTTGCGTTTACAGTATGAGAGCTGGTATCTAAATATTTGTCTAAATCTATAAGACCTCCCAATTTATTATTTACGGCATCACTATAAAAATTATCAAGAGTATCAACATATATTTTTCCATCATTAGCATCTGCTGGGTCATCTATATAATATGCTGTTAGATTAAACATCTTAAATAACCCAGTCAAGAAATCCATTACCTTCATTTTAGGCAACCTATCTTTCATCAACAAGTCAGCCTCAGTTACTTCACCAGTATCCGTAAGATAATAATCATCTTCCCAAGTATTATATATATTAGTGCTATAGTATATAAATTGTGCTGGACTTATGGTTAATGCTTCTTTTGACCTTATTTCTATATCAAATGTTTGTGGATAAACTTTAGACCCATTACTATCGTACTGTGGGTTTTTATTCCACTCTGCTAAATTAAATTCAATGAAACTGCTATAGTCATCATAAGGAGTTTCAAATATATTGTTACCTATATAACTTTGTCTATATTCAGACCCGTTGGTTTTATTTCTTAATATAACTTCATATTCTACATTTTGGTCAGAAACAACAACATCTAATCTAAACCTATACCTAAAACTAGATAAAGTATCTACTGTTAATTCAGTCCCATCTATAGTTAAATCTTGAGAGTAGACTGCTGTTGGATATTTCTCTGTGAATCCATCTACAAAGTATGAGAATAAAAATTCTTCATCATCATCTAAATCATTAAATTCACCCTTCTTGCTATTAATCCACATATACAAATTACTAAAGGCATCTGAATCAAAAAAGTCCCTAGTAAACTCTACACCATAAACATCTTCTATTGCCTCAATAATATGGATTGCCCTAATAGCTGGTTTTAAATCAGTAAACTTCAATCCTCTATAAGGGTCTCCATCTGGTGTCAAAGATTCATCGTGATATACGTTACCATCGGCATTAAAGTCTGGTGTTGCAGAATGGAAGTATAATCTTTTCTTAGACGTTATTAAAGGATATATAATTGCTTCTTCTTGAACTACTCCATTTATAAGAAAGTCAATTCCATTTGTAGCCCCACTCCTAACATTAGTCTCATTATATTCATGGTTGTAATTAGATAAATATCTAAGTTCCTGTTCGGCACTATCTGGATTATACGCTAAATGAATAAGCTCATCATCTCCAATTAAATCCTTCAAGGATACAGTTTCCCCATAGAATATAAGCTCATAGGCATAAGGCTTATTATTCTTCATCTTAACGCTATTCAAGAATATCTTACCCTTTCTAAAAGGAAGATAATTTATCTCTAGTCTAGCTTTCTTCTTCTTTCTGGCATCGTATGCACCACCTGTTATATGGTAGTTGTAGAAGTGGCGGAATATCTTATTATTAGTCTCAGATGCTGGTACTGTAAAGGTTTGAGAATAATCAGTAAAAACTTTCCCTATATCTCGTATGTCTTGAATTGTAGAAGTAAGCTCTACATTTTCATTATCAAATAGGTCAACGAGTCTATAGACATCTGTGGTCTCTTCTATATATAACTGGAGTCTCTGCATTATCTAACATTGTTTATCTCACTATAAGCATATTCAAACTTAACTGTGAAGTTTAACAATTTATCGTATCGCTCGTCTTTATAGGTTATATCATTATCTGTTGGAGTAACTGGGTAAACTTTATTGTCCTCGTGAATCCAAACATATTCAGATTGCATCATTTGTTGAACCACTTCATTGTAGTCTTGACAAATAAATCCAGTATTCAAAGTAAGTGATTTCTTAGATTCAACGTTAAACGTTTTATCTGTAGGAGAATATGTTGGATAAAATTTAGTTGTAGAAGTTGCCTGAATAGTGTTTATCTTATATTGCTCTCTACTCACATTGGCACTTTCTTTTCTTCTGCCAAAGAACCATATATCTTGTAAAGCACCAAACTTATTTAAGAATGTAACTTTATAAGGAGTGTTTTTACACTCTTCAATATAAGTTACTGTTAACGTTATCTCTTCGTTTGTCTCAGTTGTTATAACTACGGTTTCTGTACCTACTGGAGCAGTTGCACTTGATTGCATCAAACTAGCATTACTACTCATTAA